ATCTTCAGACCAACGTCTCAAAGACAACATCGTAGACGCACCTTCTGCTTCTGACGACATCGACGCTATTCAAGTACGTTCGTTTGACTGGAAAGCTGACGGTTCACACCAAAAGTACGGCATGGTGGCTCAGGAACTACAAACTGTTGCACCAGAGGCAGTTACTGAAGGCGAAACTGAAGAAGACATGATGAGCGTAGACTACTCAAAGCTAGTGCCTATGCTTGTAAAAGAAATTCAATCACTACGTGCGAGAGTTGCACAACTTGAAGGAGCTAACTAATGGCTACATGGACTATATCTACAATGGAACGCAACACGTCAGACGACGGAGTAATTGTTGCCCACTGGCGTGTCACTGAAGTAGACGGCGATCACTCTGCGTCTGCTTACGGCACTTGCTCGTTTACACCTGACGCATCTGCTGACGGCTTTGTACCTTACGCAGACCTTACTGAGTCTATGGTGCTGGGCTGGTGCTGGGACAACGGCGTCGACAAGGATGCGATTGAGGCGTCTTTGGCGGCTAGCATTGCAGAGCAGAAAGCGCCTGTGACAGCTCAAGGGACCCCTTGGTCATAACTAAATAGCAAAACCTCAAGACCTGTAGTATAATAGCTATAGGTCTTTCTCTCTTTCCCTCTCTGGAGCATTTATGTATTACATCGAAGGCACTAGTCTAGTATTCCCTACAATTCAAGAGGCTCGTCTGTACGACTTCAACACTAATGGTAACATTGATAGTGTACGTTCGGGCACCCCTGAAGGCTGGGACGGTACTATGTCTTCTTGGGACGGAGAGAATCTTAGCACTCTTGCGGAAAGCGGAGGTCCCGAGCCTATCGAGGACGCTCCCTTTACGACCGACACCTTCACGTTTATTCGGGGTACAGAGACGGGTGAGCAAGCCGCTTTGTCTACGCTGTATGGGCAGACAACAGAAGCGGAGCAGGTCACAGTAGATGACTTGAGGGCTTACTTCGACTCTCCAGAAGGGGATATGCTCAAGCGAGGCTTCGGCGGTGACTTTGACAACTACCTAGCCTACATGACAGAGCGAGAGCGTCTCATACAAGCCGGTGAATACGACAGCGGCGATTGGGCTAACGCAGACGCAGGGCTGTCCGAGGACGATCTCCTACTGTTAGAAGGCGATTCGGACCTGTGGACCCCAGAGACAGAAGACGCTGACTACCTCGCCCAGCTTAATCAACAACAGATTAGTGCTCAACAGGGCGGCTACAACAACTGGATAAACAACGAACAGAACGTAGCTCTAATGGAGCAGTTTGGTTTCCAGCCTACCATCATGGACGAGAAAGGCAGTACCTATAAGTGGAACGGTACGGCTTACACCCGCACAGAAAAGGCCAACACAGGCGATATGGGAGCGCAGATGAAGCTCCTTATGGGTGCGGCTATGGGTATGGTGTTGGGGCCTGCGGCGGCTCAGGGCCTCACAGGAGGCACTACAGGGCTTGCTTCAGCGGCAGTCAAGGGCGTGACTAACTCCTTAGTAACTCAGTTAGTAGCTACTGGCGAAGTAAACTTAGAATCTCTAGCCCAAGCGGCCCTCACAGGGGCAGTAGGGGACTTTATAAGCAACAGCCTCGGCCCGATCATTCAAGAGAACTTCCCCGACCTTGCTGACCTCACAACAGGTAGCGAAGCATTCGACAACGTACTTAGTGCTATGGCGCAGGATGCGCTGGGGCAGGCTGTACTTACAGGCGAAATCGACGCCGCTAGCGTCGTTCGGTCTGGTGTGTTTGCCGGTGCCCAAGAGGCGCTGGCGTGGTTCTTAGGGGAGTACATGACCGCATCAGACGAGGAGGCTCAGAGTCTTTGGGGAAACACACTAGACGACGAGTTCACAGCACAGCAGAGGGCAGACCTAGATGCGGCTCTGGAGGAGCAGTTTAACGCTACGGTTGGCGACTTAGTAAACCAGATGGGCCGTGAGACGGCCGCTATGGTCTCTGAAAACCTCCGTCAGCTTATCAACGGTATGGCGAGCGACGGCACCCTCTCAGGCTCCGCTGGTGGAAACTTTGACGACAACTGGTACGCAGACGAAGGCTCTGACGCCGCTACGGCTGTAGAGGAAGCAGGCGGTTATCTAACCCCTCCTAACCAGATTGACAACCCCTTCGAAGGCGACGAGCTTATCAACGGCGTCTACTACAACGAAGCAGGACACCCTGTAGGTATTCACCCAGACGCTACAAAAGAGCAGATCCTAGCGCAATTCGTCAACGAAAAAAACGCATGGACAACGACAGCAGGTGTGTCTGCTCACGGAATCCCCGATGACGCCTTGGCTATTCTTATCGGAGACGGAGACCTGCAAGGACTTAGCGACTACCTAGTAGCTAACGACTTGATCTTAGCTCAGGAGGCCTCTGGAGCTTATATTCTAATCTCTGGCGCTGATAACATCACTACAGGCTTCCACTCAAGTCTCGATCAAGACGCTCTCCTGAACCTAGAAGCCCCAAGCAACACTACATTCCTTCCTCCGCCTACTTCTAACCCGAACCTAGAGGATATGGACACTTCTGACGTCTCGCAGGAAGTTAGAGACCTCCTGACAAACGTAGAGGAAGAGCCTCAGTTAGATTGGGAGACATGGCAACCGCCAGAGACAGACTACACATGGGAAGAGGTTGATACCACTCCTTTGGACCCTACAGAGGTAGAAGAGCTTGAGCAGTTTGTCGAGGACTTTGTTACTGAAAACCCCGACGCAACCGTGGCGGATGTCCTAGCAGGGGCACAGGCGGCTGGAGCTACTTCTGCTTCTGAGTTGGCGGCTATCGCCAGTGCGATGACGTCCAGCGCTCAGGAGGCCTACGACGCTCTTACACAAAGCGGGGTGTCTTCAGCCGAAGCGGCCGCAGGGTTAGTGAGTAACGGCTCTTGGACTGCCGAAGAGGCCAACAGCGCAACCGGAGGAGGCGATACGACAACCGGAGGCGGCGATACGACAACCGGTGGAGGCGACACGACAACCGGTGGAGGCACTAGACCCGTAGACGACAATCCAGAAACAAACCCACCTTTAGAGGGAGGCGGTTACGCCAACCCTACGTCTAACACTGCATACCAAGTAGGTGATCGCTACTTTGATAACATTGCTGACGCACGGGCTTATGACTTCGAGACTACCGGCACCATTGATAACGTCTCTGCATACAATCCTACAGAGTCCGGTGGCGATACCGGTGGAGGCGACACGACAACCGGTGGAGGCGATACGACAACCGGTGGAGACTCTGGTGACAGCTCCACAGGAGGGGCTGACGTAGACGCTAGCGCCCTTCAGGAAGCGTTACAGTCTTTAGCGAACAGCTGGGACGCAAACGCTCAGGCAATCTTAGATGCCCTTGCAGGCTCTAACTCTACTCTGCAAGATTTCTTCGAGGCTGTTCAAAGCGGAGACGCCGCCCTAGAGGACTTGCTAGGGGGCATTGGCTCTGACACTGATACAATCTTAGAGCAGTTAGGTGCCCTTGGCCTAGACACTGCGGCACTCCTTGAAGGTCGCCTAGAAACGGAAGGGGCTTTACGAGAGCTTCTGGAAGGCCAGTCGCAACTAGGTGAGACACAGCAAAGCATTTTAAACGCGCTTCAGGAGGCGGCTGAGTCAGGAGACGCTAACGCACAAGCGCTCTTAGACGCTATCAACAACAATAGCACGTCTCTAGAGGAGTTAGCCAATGGGCTGGCTTCAGGGAATGCCGAAATCATCGGTCTGCTCGAAGGCATCGGCGCTGATACTGACGCTTTACTCGGCGGTCAGCAGGACATCCTCCAAGGCCAGTCAGAGCTAGAACAGAGCATCCTCGAACAGTTACAGGCGGCGGCTGATGCAGGTAACGTACAAGCACAGCAGATGCTTGACGCTATCGGAGGCAACGAAGACCTCCTAAATGAGATCCTAGGCGCTGTAGGCGAAGGTAACGAGACAATCACCGGCCAGTTAGGGCAACTAGGTATTGACGTCTCTGGCTTGCAGGACGGGATCAACGCTCTGTTAGAAGGCCAAGGGGACATCTTAGGAGGGCAGGAGGGCCTATCAGGCCAGCTGTCAGGTACTCAAGAAGCTATCCTAGGCGCGCTTACAGATGGTCTTGCGGACGCGGCCGCACAGGGTAACGCCAACGCCCAAAGAATCCTAGACGCTATTGCTTCAGGTAACTCTGAAGTAGTCAATGAGATTATGGGTGGTGTCTCTGCCGGTGAAGGTAACATCATCAATATGCTTATCGAGGCAGGTGTTGACCTCGACGGACTACAGCAAGGTATTAACGACATCCTCGCCGGTCAGGGTGCCTTAAGTGATCAGATGGGCGAAGGCTTCGGTGGAATTGGCGATCAGCTTGGAGAAGGCTTCGGACAACTAGGCGAAGGCCTTGAAGGCTTAGCCGCCCAAGGACGGGGGCTTGGAATGGGCTTGCTTGGCGGTATCATGGCGCTGGGAGAAGGCCAAAAGAAAGCCGCTAGGAAGACAACACCGATCTGGAAAGATTTCTACTCAGCTCCTACGCCTTATGGAGCAGAGATATTCCAAAGCAAGTACGTCGGCGCTCCTCAGCAAGACAACACTAAACAGAATCTAGATAACCTCATCGCCCGTAGTCTCGGTCAGGGCAACAACAAAGGAATGCTATCGTGACATATCTCGACATTATCAATAACGTCCTACGTCGTCTGCGCGAAGACGAGGTGGTCTCAGTAAACGAAACAGAGTACGCCACGATGGTAGGCGACTTCGTAAACGACGCAAAGCGCATCGTGGAAGACAGCTACCAGTGGGAAGCTCTTCGGCAGACTTTGGTTTTTAACACGGCCGACGGAACCGATACGTACTCCTTGACTGGCTTCAATAACCGCGCTAAAATACTTAGTGTATATAATCAAACGTCTAAGTACGAGATGGACCAGAAAGCATTGGTTGCTATCCGTCAGGACAAGCTGAGCAACCCCACAGAAACAGGGAACCCTCGCTACTATAGCTACAACGGCATTGACAGCAACGGCGATACTAAGCTGTGCTTCCACGTAACCCCAGACGGCGTTTACATGATTAACGTACTCGGCGTAGTTCCCCAAGAGGACCTAACAACGGCCTCGGACATCGTTAAGGCCCCTTACGCCCCCATCGTTCACTTGGCGCTGGCTATGTTGGCACGGGAGCGTGGAGAGACGGGCGGCACATCTACTGCTGAATACTTCCAGATTGCAGATAAGTACCTACGGGATGCTGTGGCGTTAGAAGCGGCTAGGCATGAAGACGAACTAGTTTACTTTACGGTGTAACCTATGGCACAACCAGTACAACAGTTATCGCTAGTCGCTCCAGCCTTTCGGGGACTGAACACGCAAGATAGCGCCATTGATATGGACCCTACGTTCGCTATCGTGGCAGACAACTGCGTGGTCAACGAAAGCGGCCGTCTAGCGGCGCGTAAGGGGCAGACTCTTCTGACCACTACAGCTACCGAGCTAGGCTCAGACAAGATCGAGTCGGTCTATAAGTTCACTTCTGTCGCCGGTACGGATTACTTCTTCAGCGGCGGTAACAACAAGATCCTACAAGGGGACGTCACGCTAACAGACGTTACGCCTGCGGCCTCCACAGTAACAGGTAATCACTGGCAGTGGGCGGAGCTTAACGACAAGCTCTACGGATTCCAAAGAGACCACGAACCTGTCTACTTTGATCCCACTACAGGCACACTAGACAGGGTTACGGTTGCACACCACGGAACCCCTCCAGAAGCGAACGCTGTTATTGCGGCGTATGGCCGTCTCTGGGCAGGTGACATTACAGGTGACACAAACACGCTCTACTGGTCCGACACTCTTTTGGGTACGCACTGGACAGGAGGCGCTTCTGGCTCTCTAAACCTAAACACAGTGTGGCCTAACGGTAATGACAAGATCGTAGCTCTGGCGGCGCATAACAACTTCTTAGTAATCTTCGGCAGGAACTCTATCCTCATCTATGGCGGCGCAGACGATCCAGCTACCTCATTGTCGCTCGTAGACTTCATTAAGGGTGTAGGCTGTAGCGGTAGAGACTCGGTAGTCAACGTCGGTACAGACCTCTTGTTTATGTCTAACGAGGGCTTGCGATCGCTAGGGCGTACCATCCAAGAGAAATCAGTGGCCTTGGGTATCCTGTCGCGTAACATCCGCAACGAGCTACAAACCTCCCTGACTCCGCTTTCCGTTGACACAATGAAGGCTACCTTTATTGAAGATCAGAGCTTGTATGTGGTGTCCTTCCCAGACCGTCAGATTGCCTATGCGTTTGACGTCAGACAGCCT